CTTGTTTGTAGGTGTTGCACGCCGCATCAGAAAAGTTGCCGTATTGTTGGATTTGCCACTCTACAGCGTGGGTGCTAATGCGAACGCCGGTGTAGCCTTGTGAGCCATACACGATACCGTGACCGCGCGCGTCTTGACCAAGCCAAAACAACCCATTATCCAATTTGGCAACGGAAAATGCTGCGGCGCAACCAATTTCGTTAAACGCACCTTGGATTCGGGTAAGCGGAAAATCAGGCAAACCTGCGTCGTACCAAACCTCAATTGAGTCTGTGCCAAAAAGCCACGCCTCGCGGTGATCTACGTTAATGCACACCAAGCCGTCGGGCGAGCCTTCAGCGCTTGCAAACGATAACGGGTCAACTTGCGTGCCGTCAAGCAATTGGGTTACCCAAACCTTTTGGCTATCAGGCTCGTTGTAAACAAAATAGCCGTCAAGGTAGCCTACTGTTACCGCGCCCGTAAAATCAGGGTCAGTAATTTGGGCAAACTCATCTAATACTTCGTTGTAAATGTACGATTGTGGGTTACACGCAATAAACAATTGAGTGCCGTTATCGGCGATAGATACTTGCCCCGTGCCGCTAATTGTGCCAAGTAACCGAGGTGTAGCCGTTAAACCATCAACCTTGTAAAATCCTTGACCGGAGGCAACGTAGAAGTCTGAGCCATTAGTTTGATGAGCCCACAGCCCACGGATGGGGCCTGTGCCAATGGTTTGCAGAAACTTTAGTCCTGGCGCTCTATTTAGGAACGCCGGTGTTTGCCCACCCTCGGGGATCATTTCAGGAAACAAATTCACCATTCGGCTATCCGCAGCGTTCACGCTGCGAGCAACATAGGCGCTGCCGAGGATAGGCGTTTGCATTAAGAGCTCACGACCTTAATGACTGCAAAACGAAGCACAATAGCATCCGTTAACGCGCCGAGAGTTAAATTGCTTACGTTAATTGAAGCCGACCCCGCAGCGGTAGAAGCGTTAAATGAATACGCGCCCAACGTGCCACCTGAAATATGGTTCATTACAATAATGTCACCAGCTTCGATAGTGCTGTTTGTAAGAGTAAACGAAACAATTGAAGTCGCCCCAAGAGAGGCGTTATTCATTGTGATTTGACCGTTTGTCTTATTTAATGTGACACCCGTGGCTTTACTTGTTAATTGAGTAACAGCACCGCCTGAGCCTGTGGCATATCCTTGCTTGCCTGCGCCGGTAATGGTTTGGTTGCCGGTGGTGTTTAAACTTGTACCTGTTGCAACGCCCAATACTGGGGTAGTCAAAACCATTGAAGTGCTAGTACACGCTGAGATATTGCCTGACGCAACCGTGCCAAGCGCAGGGGTTACAAGTGTAGGGCTAGTAAACAAAAGCGCGTTGGTGACCTGTTTAGTAACGCCGCCCTGCACAATTGGCAATACGTCTGTCGTGGCAGCAGAGGTTGCAACAGGCAGCGCAGTAATGGCTACGTTTGGCATGGTTAATCCTTAATAATTACCGGAGTAGATGTTAAAGCGTTGGCGGTTTGATACCAGCGCATACGGCATCGACATGATGTCGTCAGGGTTGTTGATGCGTTTCAAGTTGCGCTTAGAGGTCATTGCAATGCGTGACACTTGTTGCGACGGCTCAACACCAAACTCAGGTGCGAGTTCGCAAGCCAAGTTGTAGCGAAACGCCCTCATATACCCAGGCGGAAAGTACAGCTCAGTTGCAAGCGTTGCTGGTTGGTCAAGCACTTGCGCTGAAACAAAATGCCATTCCAAAGGCCGCGTAGGCTTTGGGTAAACGGTCATTGTAATGTTGGGGAACGTCATGTTGGTGAACATTACCTGTGGGTAGGTAGAGGTCACCGTTTTTACAGCAATACCGTTGTATTGCTGTTGGTTAATCATTTTGATGCCAAACGACACGTTGGTGCTTGGATCGCGGAAGTAGGTGGCGTCATCCAACAGAACAGGGCGCGCGCCTACGAAGTCACCGGTTGGGCCAAGTGTGCGGGTAATAAAATCTACAGGCCATATAAACGTCTGATCAACCGTATTAAACGTCGATAAACGCTCGGTTGACCAACTATCAATCATTTGATTGAGCGTCACTAGCGCATCTTGAGCGGTAGCGGCAGAAGGCGTTTCATTCTCAGCGAGTACGCCAAGTAGCTTTAAAGCCCCGTTGATCTGGGCGCCCGCTGTGTAAGTTGCCATAGTTATTCCGAAGTTTTACGACGACGTTTTAGCTCGTTGACAGGCTCCACCTCTACAGGCGTATCCAAAGTATATCGTACCCAACCGCTTTTTTCATCATATTCCGCTTCCAAATCTGAGGTTGCGACTTTTTGACCGTGCGTAGGGTGCTTGAGATAAATGTGCATTTAGTATCCTAGTGCGAGGGGCGAGGATTGCCCGCCCCTCTACGCGTTAACCTGCGACGCGGTAAGCGACGTAAGTTGCGTCAGCGGTCTTGCGAACACGCCAGTTGCAAGAGGTGTTAGCTGAAACTGCTGCAACACCAACCAAAGTCACGCCGGTATTAGCCGTGACGGTAGCAGCGTTAGTGCCACCAATGTTGATAATGTAAAAGTCAAAACAGCTATTGACTTTCATGCTGGGGAACGCCACGTCAAGATCAGTGCCTAAAGGCATTGTCAAAGCAACGGCTGCGCCCGTGTAAGTAATAATTCCGGTTGCCAATTCAGCAGCAGTCAGAGTGGCTGCGGCTACTTTAGCTGTAGGAGTCACTTGCGTGACGATGTTAATTTCGTTGAGATTGCCATCACCAAGTTGATAGCCACCTGCGCCATTAGGGAGTGCCATGATAAATTTCCTTTAAATGTTTTTCCACGATTTTCTTTGCTTTACGCTACCAATCGTAGATGGTTTTACATCGTATTGTGCTGCTATTTCTGCGTAAGGTCTAGGGTCTTTAAGAATGTTTTTTACTTGTTTTTGGGTAAGTATAGCGTGCCCATTTAATTCACCAGCAGGTGCTTTTGACCGACCTTTTTGCGCTTTGTCGCGCATATTGTCAGCACTAGTACCAGAAAATAAATGAGAAGGATTAACACAGCTAGGGGTATCGCAGGTGTGAAGTGCTTGCATCCCGATAAGCAAATCCCCCGTATGCAACGCATACGAAAAACGATGTGCCCTAGTAAATGCAGTTTGACCGATCATACCTTTAAATATTCCGTAACCGTTTTTATCCCTACTAGCTATCCAAATCCAACACCCTTCAGTTTTTCTTACGGCTTTTGCAAATCTTTCCTCAGCTGACAAACCTTTGTTTGAACCACTATGACTTGATAACGCCACAGGAGAACCAAACTTTTTGTTACGTCGCCAATGCTTATTGCAAAGACCTAAAGCTAAAACCGGTAAATCACATTCTTTAATACAGCATATCGTTTTCATTTACACCACTCCTTTTTGTTAACAGGAGTAGTGTAGCACGACATACTTCACCTAGACAACAGGCTTGTTAGCCCCATAAACGCACAGCTGTGACAGGTCTGATCGCTGCAAAGCCGTACAAGACATCTATACGACAGGGCAGCCTATCATTATTGATGTCATATTGGCGAACAATACGCAACGAAATACCGTTATGCACTTGGCGTGAAGCCATGTCAACACCAGTTGGCAACAGCAAGTCAGCAGTCGCAAGTGATCGCATCTTTGTGATAGATCAAGTTTTGCGGGTATGTTGTAGCTGATCCACCCAAGAACGTCAGCACAGCGCTGGCAGCGGGGAACGAATCCACGGTAGCCAAGGCGTTTGCAGGAGTGAAGATAGGTGGCTGAACTGTCAGCGTTGCGGTAGTTGTTGACGAAACAGTTACGTCAGCAGTTACGACAAATTGCTGCAAAGCGCCAGTTGATTGACGGGTTTGTGGGTTGACTGCATACACGCCAGCAATGGTGAACACGTCACCAATCTTGAACGTGGGTGAGCCGCTTGTGAAGCTGATGGCAAGTGATGTTGCACCTTGGGTAGACACAGCAGTTGCCACGATTGGGGCAGTTGGTGTGACACCGGTTGTGTGCTGAACAATCGACTGCGACATATTGATCTCGTCTAAGCCCAATACGCCTTCGCCCATCATACCGTTCTTGAACTGACGGCTGATAGTACCAGTTGGGTTAAACAGACCTTTCAAGCCCTCGACCAAACCGGCGTTGGCGGCTGGGTTAACAGTCGCATAACGTGGGTTCATGGGTGTGGCAAACTCGTTTAACTTTTGCTGTGCTTGGAGCAGAACCAGCGAAGTCGAAGGAGTTGTACCAGGTGTACCCACCGAGTTGTAAATGCCTTTGTAGGCAGTTGCAACGTCAGCGTCAACGCTTGATGCCAATTGTGAAACGCGAGGCTTGAGAACACGCTCGGCGAAGTCATCCAATTGCATGGTAAGTTCGGCAGAGGTGAAGTTCACGCCAATGTGCTTTTGACTTGCGACAGTCAAAGTTGTGAACTGTTCGTTGTCGTCTTGCACTTGCAAGGCGGCACCGTCGGTAACCAAGGCGCGGTCAGGTAGACGAATACGCAGGGTTGAACCGATTTTTGCGCCTTCAACGGCGAATGAATCGTCGTACTGACGATTGACGTTGCGACTGATCACCAAGTTGTTCTCGAGGATTTCGAGGGATTTACGGGTGATCATGTCAATGGTTAGAATGCTATTTGCCATGATAATTTCCTAAAATAAGTTAGCGGAGGCGCGCTTCGTGCTTCTTTACCTGACGCAATCTTTCTGCCTCAATCCACTCGGAAGTAGACATTGACTTGATAGAGCGTGGATCAGTCGTATCGTACGCTGGCGCGCCGGTAGTACGGGCTGAAACAGGTGAAATAGGCGCTGGTGCGTTGGAAGTCTTTTTGACCGGTGGGTTTGCGGCTAACTGAGCCTCAATCTTACCAATCTCTTTGGCTTGCATGATAGGCGAAAGACGTGAAATCCGTTCAGCTTCCTTGGGGTTTGCACCTAAGTGGTAAGCCACTTCGGGGCCATTGTCCGAGGCCTGAATGGATTGGGCCATCACGGTAGTAATCGGCAGATTCGGGTTGTATGCGACTTGTTCAAAGTCCTCATACTTCGCACGAACTTCCTCTTCCTTGTCGTGATAGGTTTCGAGTATTTCAGCTTGTTGCTTGCGCTGCTCACGCTCGGCTAGTTTTTGCTCCGCACGTTGTTCTGCCAAGGCTTCGACATAATCTTCGTTTGAGGCAAACTGCTCGGGCGTGACCGGTGCTTGAGGCGCAACAGGTTGAACCGCTCTTTCCCTTTCCCACTTTCGCTGCTCGCGTGCGAGCCGCTTGCCGATGGCTGCGTCTAATTCCTCTTGTGAGAAGGTCTTAGGTGCTGCTTCGGGTACTTCCGGCGCAGATACTTCAACTACCGGTTCTGCCGTAACTTCCGGTGTCGGCGCGGGCACTTCCGCTTGGCTTACTTCGTCTGACATTTGTAACTCCGA